GGGGGTCGGTTTAACCCCATACATCAAGTAAATCATATCCCTTGACCCCGTGTCAAGTCAATATGGGTGAGGAGGGCTTCTCGGCGTGTCGGAAGCCCCCCTCGAATGCCGCCCCGTCCCTAGCGGAACTTCTGGGCGTACGTGATGGACGGGTGACGGGCTTGAGCCGCCTCGATTCCGCGCTCTCGGCGGTTGTAGCGACGGACCGCGTTCTTGCCAGCGGTGAAGCCCATGCGCCAGAACATCAGGCACGCTATCAGCCAGATGATCAGCACGATTCCATTGAGTGTCAAATGCATCTCTATTCACCCCCGTCCAGTGGGTCGAATCCGTATTTGCGAGCGAGTTCGTAGTAGATCGGCGTCTCCTTGCCGAAGCGGTAGTAGTACCACCACTGGCCCAGTCGTTCTAGTAACTCAAGCATTCTTCGCTGCCTTCCTTGATCACCTTGCGCATCAGATTTTGATGGCGCGTTGTTGTCACACTGAATCCCATATCCAGTGCGTACCAGCGATCTGCTGATGCGTCGTAAAATCCGATAACTCTGCCGTATGACGCTATGTAGTAGGTGTCAACTGACTTGACCCAATAGCCTGTCATCGTGCTGTGCTTGAAGTCGCGCTTGTGACCGATTGCCCACTCCACCTTGCTGTAATTGGTGGCTTTAAGGACTCCTGCGCGTGTTGCGTGTGCCATGATTCTCTCCTCTATTTGCTTGCGCCGTAGCGCACTTGGTTAAATGGAATGCCGTGCTCGGCTGCGTAGGCTTTCTTGGCTGCCGTGATACGTGCTGATTTCTCGCGTGCCTGTACGGTTGTGCATAGCATATTGATCAAGCGCAGGGCTGGACCAGCAATATCGCCACTGATCTCGTCTCTGCTGTCTGGAAGTGCGCCACATTCCCACATCATGTACAGCCAGTCGATCATCGTGTCTAGATCGTCGATGCTTGGCTTGCCTGCTTGCGTGATGGTGTCGTTGGTGACTGAATCGCTAAAGTAACTAGTCATTGTCTCTCCTTGGTCGGTGGGCGTTCCCTGCCCATACACCAAGTAAAGCACACCCCATGCCACTGAGTCAAGTCGGGGGACACAAAAAAGCCCGTCGGCGTGTCGCTCAACAAGCAGGAGAGAGTGGGAACTGCTCGGAACTTACGCCGACGGGCGGCTTAAGGGGTGAGACTAGGCTACTAGACTCGGATTGGGAATAGAGTCGAAGATATTCTCTCGCAAGAACTCCCCGAACTGATCTGGACCAGCCGCATACGCGTCGGACAGGTCGTCCATCTTAAGATCGAACGCATTCGAAATGCTGATCATCGTCTTCACGCTTGGGAGTCGGTTGCCATTACGCATTCGCGACGCCATAGTGAAATGCACGCCTACGCGCTCGGCGAACTCCTCGTTCGTTACAGCCATTACTGACTCCTTTCGTTACCACAAGTTAACCAGAGGCTAGCCTCGCTGTCAACTTACAAAATTGCGAGTTCACGCCAGCCAGATTCGTCCAAAACGAACGTCACCTGACCAGTTGAGTTCGAATTACCGCTCATCTCAGAGAACCAGTCAGACCCGCCATCCTGCGCAGGCACTTGAAGCCACCAGCGATTGTCCGTCACTTCAATCATGCGAAAATGGTGAAAATGCCCAGTGATCAGCAGATCAGCGTCAGCAACAGCACGGTTGCCAAGAGCCTGACCCTGCCACCACTTACCAATATCGCCAGATCTGGCTTGATGACCATGAGCAAGACCAACAATCCTGTCGCCAACAGCAAACGAGACCGAAAGTTCATCGCGAGGCAAAAGCCACTCCACATGACCGTATAAATCGTCGCGCACAGCCAAAGTCTCAGCAACCGCTTCCCACACCGCTACATCATCGTTGTCATTGGTACTAGTGAACGATTTGCCACCACGCCTATTCTCGCCATGATTACCGCCAACTGCAGCGACCGTCACGCGATCAAACAGCGGAGACCACTCCATTAATGCGTTGCGAGCCATGCGGCGAATGATCTTGTTCTGATCACGTCGGTCCACCTCAACACCGAAAGTCTGCTGGGCGTAGTGACCGTCGCAGCCTTCGCCCAGATCTCCAGCGGAAGTGACCACCAGATGCCCAAGTTCGTAGCCGCTGTCGCGCAAGAACTCTGCACGCTCCACCACAGCAACGATAGAAGCCTCAATGCGAGCAACCGTGCCATCCAGTCCATCGCCGTCAGGCTTTCCAACCTGCCAGTCACCAATCGGAACAACAAACGCAGATGAACCCGTTGGACGTGGACGAGCCTTGCGGCGGTCACGCTTCACGGGTTCAGTCATCGCTTCGATCTCGGACGCAGCCAGACCAGACAATCGGGTGCGGATTTGAGCCTTGTACGCCCACAGTTGGCGTTCGTCGTACGTCTGCCACGTGGACATGCGCACGGGTTCGACCACCTCGTAGAGAGCAGGGTCGAAACCCCAAGCCCTGAGTTCGTCGTCCCAATTCTGGACAGGTCCGTCTGACGGTTTAGTGGTTAATGTGCCACGGCTACCGTCCACCACCACACCAGCGGTCCAGCCATTGGGTTCGTGGGTGGCATCTGATCTGCTTGCGGAGACCGCTACAGGCAACGCCCGACGCTCCGCTGGTTGAAGTAACTCCTCAACCCTGTCGCTAAACTTACTCACACCTACACACCCTTCCTCGGTGTTTGGCAACCGTCTGAGGACCGATGTCGGCATTCAGATGTTCGGCGATCACAGTGATCACCGCTCGCGCAGATAGTTCCGATTCAAGCAAACGATCTAACGCCTTGGCGTCGTCTGTGCTCAGTTTCTTGCGCAACTTGCCTACCGCGCAGCCTGCCGCTGGCATAAAGTTACTTCGGCATGTCCGTCAGTTGAAGTGCCACGTCGTTGTAGACGCTAGCCCAACCGAGGTACGTCTTGCCCCAGTGTTGAACAAACCAATTAGTTGCAACTTCGCCGACGTAGTTCGTGGTTGGCGCGTCAGTGGAGATGACTACGCCCTTCTTGTCTGATTGCAAAACCACGTGACCATACTTGCCGCCACTGTAGAAATGCGGAGCACCGATCGGGGCTTTGCTTGGGTCAGCGTGGCGAGCAGCCTTAGGCACGTGATTCCAAGCGTCAATTGCGCTGGCGTATTTCACGGGCAAACCCCACGCATTTTGGCAGGTAGCGTGACAGCGACCTTGAAAGCCTGATTCGTGATTGACCATGTGCTTGCGCATGTTGGCGTAAGCCTGAACTCCAGTTAATTGTGTCATTAGTTGCTGCCTACCCCGTAGCGTGTGTCCTGCGGGTTCAGCGCATTGATAGCGATGTTGACCACCATGATCACGGCTGCAGTTTCGGTCGGATTGAGATTTAAAGATGCGATGTTGTTAAGAACCCATGCGAGCCCTGCTCCAACGCCCACCTTAACTGCTGTGCCGATCGGGTGTACAGCGAGCCACTGCAAAACACGGTCCTTCAAGCCCACGGAAGGTACTTCCGAGACCACGGGAGCGACCACGGGTGCTTTAGCGGCTGTCTTTTTTGCTGGTGTCTTCTTTTCTGGTGTTGCCATTAGTTTTCCCTAACATGTTGTTCGAACTTGCCTGCCAACGACGCGATATCAGCGGTTGCTTTATCGACTTTTAAATCCATTACCTTCATGTCGTCCTTGATCGTGTTGACCGCTTCACGCAAACCACCGCCGTTCCCACCGAACTGCACGTCTAACTGCTTTTGCATATTTTCTAAACGATCGCCTATGCGAACCGCTGCGATGTGTGATTCGGTTTGTCGTTTGTCAATACGACGCCAAATGGCGTACACACCAATCACCGCTGGCGCAACAAACGACGCAATTTGGGCTATGCTGGAAGCCGTGTCAAGGCTAGCCATTATGAACTGACCCAGATCACGTTTAAAATGGCAGTCGCACCCGTATAAGGCATGGCAGCCAAAGTGCCAGTAGCACCAGTACCACAATAAGCCTGTAACGATATATAATCGCCAACATTAAGATACATCAAAGTGCTTATTTCCGCAGTGACCGTCACACTAGCAGTAGACGAAATCAAACGACCCACACCAACCGCACCACCACCAGCAGAACCGTTATTATTAATTGTAAGAGAACGAGTTCTTAAAATATCAGTGGTTGCAGCAGCGTTACCAGCCAAACCGATAGCACCGCTGACAAAATACCACCCAGCCGTCTGTGACGTATAACGGTCCGTGTTTGTAACTGTGCTGTGACCGTTATCGCGGTCAATAGTTTCGTTAGCAAGAGGCAACAACGTTGCCGTAGCAGACAAAGCAGTAGTAGCAGTGCTGTACGCAGAAAAAACAGGCTTACCAAGAAGGAAATTGCCGACAGCAGAAACGGAACTGTTAAGATAAGCAGCCGTCTCCAATTCACCAGCCGTGAATGTGCGTGTTTGTGGGACGATCATTTAATACCCTAATCTTGTAGTGCCAGTAACAGCAGACGAAACGTTAAACCCTTCATACACTTTCCCGTTCGCCGCATAAGTTCCAGTAAAGCCCGTATTACTCATATAAAAAATCTTATCATAGGCTCGATGTCCACCTATTGAAAGCGGAACACCAGTCAAAGACGTGCACCCGCGTACCACAGACCACGCACCCGACGAGCCACCACCCACCGTCATGAACTCGTTACCTATTAGAATGATCGTACCACTAGATGGTGGTGTTGCCGCAACGTTAAGTGTGACTAAAGAATGAGGAGCGTCCGCTGCTAACGTTAGCCCTGAATCCGTGATCTTGTAACCAGTAAAAGAAAGATACCCGCTCGAATTAAGCACTGGCTGAGAAGTGACGGCTAAAGTCTCCACCGCTCCACTGGTCGAAACAAAACTCAAGTTCTGACCAATGCACAGATCTGCAGCAGCAGGATTGAAATTGTCTGGATTGAGTGCTAATTGAGCGTTGACCACATACGGAGTTGCTGAAGTCGTATTAGTAGGCGCACTGTAAGTGACCGTAGACCACTGTCCGATCACAGAAGTTACATCGTCAAACGTAATACTAGGCATCGAGTAACCGCCATTACTGTTGACAACGTTTGAATACCAATCAGTTACGACCACACCAGCAGCCGTACTAATAGTGGCAGGAATAGCACCAACAGGAACAATCGCCGAACCGACAGGAGCAGAAGTCGGTGTTGTGCTGTACAATCCGCGAGCCGTGATCTGCAAAACGTTACTGGCGTCCTTAGACGCAGTGAACATTTCCCCATTACACCAATACACCTGAGACGCCACAACCCCCGACGTGCTGTCAGTCGCTAAAGATGAAGCCGAAGGAGTAAACGCAGCCGTGCTCTTGTAACCGTTCAAAGGACCAGATGAGTTAGTTCCGACAGTTTGTGTTGAAAACGCATTGACGTTAAACGCAGTACTGCCTGACAGAGTCGTTTGACTTGGAATAGTCACAGCACGATAATATGTTCCACTGACTGCGTACTGCAAAAGATGAGAATAACCGCCAATAAAAGTGTTGGCGTCAATCGGAGTTGCAGAGCCAGATCTAGGAAGAACAAAACCAGAACCGTTTGCGCCACTTGTAGTAAGACGCAACGGACTCATATTCCAGTAGTTGGTGATCGCTGGAGTGATCGTAAGAGTCGTTTTCCAATCACCCGACTGTGCGTCAAAACTGTGATCAACTTTCTCCACAAAACAGTCAATCGAAATCTGCGCAGCCGCAGTGTTTAACGGCTTTAATCGCACCCTGATCAACGTATCGATTTCCATGCCAAGAGCCGTGTTCCAAATGGCTGTGTTGCTACTAGGAGTCAACACAATTTGAATAGGTCGTGGGTGCGGGTCTTTTGAACGCGACAAAATGAAATAGCCAGCGTCGCGGGCTTCCGTATCGCTAGTATTGTAAATAGTCCGACTGAACGTGCGTCGGAAGTACTGTTTAATGCTGTTGATGTCTTTAAGCGAGTTCGTCGCTCCATTTGCTCTTACGATCTCAACCTCGTTATAGACAAATTGAGGGTCGTAATCAATCGACAAATTGATCGCATCATAAGGGATCTCGCCCGCTGCAACGTTGTCACCAAAAATCGCCGCTGGAGCAAAGTTCTGTTGCCTGTCTGCTCGATCTTGGAAAACGATATAACCACTTGAATCTATGTACCACGAGCCGCCTTCGGTGTCAGACACGTCTTGAACGTAATCCGCCACAGACTCTCCGCTCGGATTGAGTGCCTGCATTTGAGACACTCCCTTATCATAGATAAACGGAGTGAACTGAAAACCAGTGATGTTGAACAGCGTGTTTCGGAAACGAACGCCCGTAGACTCGGCAGTTGTACTGCTAGTGATCTGTCCGTATTTGCCCAAGTTAAACAAATGCGACGAACTGAACGTATTAGGCGGATTTTGGAACACAGAAAGGTGTCCAACTGAACTAACGCCAAAGTTACTTGCAGTTCCAGCGATCATTTGGCTTGGACTAGTAAATAGCGGACTCACTGAAGTGATCGACAAGTTAGTGGTTGAACCGCCGCCACGTAAAGTGGATATCGACGCGGCAGACACTTGACCGCCGCTAAATGTAAGAGTGACAAAGTTAAAGTAACCAAAATCCCAACTGCCTGTAGTAACGTTCGTAGCAGTTCCGTTTTTCACCCAATCGATACTGAGAATGCCACCCGTACCCACCCGCACCGACAGCCATTTAACTCCAGACTTATCGCCAAGCGAAAAAACGGTAGAAAGAGCAATATCAGTCGGGTCGTCGCCAAGGTAAACCCAAAACGAAATGGTGGTACTTGCATTGAAATTGATGTCAGTTATGTTGTTGACGCCCAAATAAGTTCCGTACGGAACGTTGCCAGCCCCAAATAAACCCGAATTATAGAAGTATGGAACGGTTGTTCCGCCCATGCCGATCAGATCTTTGGTGTTTGCTGCGTTTTGACCAAAAGTAATTCCGTTGCCCACTGCGTTGATCGAAGTTGCAACTAACGGGTTTTGAGAGTACGACGTTTTGTTATAAGCCGCTGTAGACCCAGCAGGCTCAGACATCGGGTAATAATAGTAACAAGAAGCAGTACCAGACGGCGATATCTGAGAGTTACAATAAGCGTCATACAAAGTCTCCATGCTAACCTGACTTAACGACGCAAAAACGTCTGTCGCAACAAGATTAGCCTCACCACGGTTAGGTGCTTGGTACGACTGTGGGTAGCGTTCAACGTGACCAGTCCACAACGGGTAAAGCGTTGGACCTGTTTGCACCACACTAGCCGACGCAGACGGTCCAAACTCAACCATCACGTCGTCAATGTACGTAAAATCGTTAACGATGTTGGTGGTGTTCTGCATTTCCATAGAAATAACGACAAAGTTTGTACTAGGCGTCAAAGTTACCGTGTTACGCAACCACGTACCAGTGTTTGCTTTTGCTGAAGTAACAGTGGCAGCAGCGGTAGGACGCGACCAATCGATCAGTGGCGATTCGTAGATCTTGCAAACGTGAGCCGCTGTAGACGCACCCGTGTTCAAATACCAATAACTGATCGTGATCGTCTTACCAGCCACTACAGGCACTTGTAAAGCGGCAGTTGAACAACCATAAGTACCGTAACCAAACTGCAACGAAGACGTACCAGAATGAGACTGCGACGTGACAATGCTTGGAAAAACGTTGCCGTTAGTGTTAGGACTGTACCAGTTGTACGGAGTAGCACCTTCAAAATTACTGTCTTTAGCACACACTCGAATGCGGTACGCGTTGTAGTCAGAAAGCCCAACGCTCGTACTTGAAGTTAAACTGTAAGGATTTAACGAATTAACGTGGTTGGTGTCGTTTAGAATGTTGCCAGACACCACGTTATTTGCGTCTGTGCGATTGGCTGGAGCGGTGTAAGCAGCCATGATCTGAACGGGGCGGTACGGAGCGACGTTGCCGTAAAGAGGGCTTGACGTGTTGTTCGGATCAAACAAACCATCGGAATTGTCTACGCGAAAAGACGCCTCACCAGCCTCAAGTCTGCCCAATTCGTAAGTTCGTCCGCGTCCACAATCAAATGAGTAAACTCGTCCGCCAATTGAGTAACCGAAAGACGACGGCACGTTCGCGTAAGAAAACCCCGTACCGAAATTGAACGGATTAGACGGAGCAACCACACCAGACTTAACTTTGGTTAACAAGTTCCAGTAGTCATTTGGCTTGACTTGATGTGCGAGAGACACACCCACGTAAGGCAAATCGCGCATTAGAGAGCCGCTCCATGTGGAATAGTCAAGTTGTTAGCCACGTTGCGACGGTTGTGCTTCAAAGAATGGTGTTGTACTGACTTGTGAACCACCTTGCCGTCTAAATGAGTGGTTTGATTCAAAACGATCTCCTGCCCTCTTTTATTAGCCGCGTTCAATTTTGCTTGAGCGGTGGCTGCTTTTGCAGTCAAACCAGCGTTAGACGCACCAGTGCCAGCAAGTTCAGCCGACACTTGCGTTATCTCCGATTGTAACTTATTAAAATCGCCCACGCCACTAGCCAAAATCTCGTTTACAGCAGGCAACGCATCAGGACCAGCCTGCAACAACTGTTGGAACATCGACCTGTTCAACCCAGCCTTAGCCAGTCTCTTCATACCAGCACTGAACTGCTTCAATTTTTCTAGTTGCGCCCTCATAGTAGACATGATCGAAGCCTGTGCAGGAGGCTTAACAGCGCGTGCCGCCCTGTCTTCTTCCTCTTGAGTGCCGCCTCGTTCTTGAACTTTTGCACGAGCATCATCTTGTGCTTTTTTGTAAGCGTCAGTAGCGTCTTGTACGTTTTGCTTGAATGTGGCGTTCGCGTCAAAACCGCCCGTAAGCGAATCCGCTATATTAATCTTGTAGTCAGTCAGTTCTTGCTTTGCGTCAACTAATGCCTTTTTAGCAGCGTCGGCAGCAGCCTTAGCAGCCTCGTAGATCTTCTTTTTGCCTTTGCTTAAGCCCTTGACGTAGCCGTTGATCGTTTCTTGACCAAACATGTCAAACACTTTAGAAGGCGACGAAATGCCCAACGCCGACTTAAACGTGTCGATCACCGAGTGCGCCACGTCTCCTATAATAGCCTTAATACTGCCGATAGCGTTTTTGATTCCGTTGATCAAGCCTGTAATAATGTCTTTGCCCCACCCAAGAGCCTTAGACCCGAGTTCTTTGATCTTGTCCCAGTGCTTAACGATCAAAGCAACTGCGATACCGACTGGACCAGTCAAGAAGATCAAGATGTTCTTCCAGTTGTTCTTAAAAAAGTTCAACACCGAACTGGCTGCGTTTTTTACAACTTTAAACGCGTTGTCTACGATCTTGCGGAACGTCTCAGAATGCTTGTATGCGTAGATTAGTCCAGCACCCAACGCCACTAACGCCGCAACAATAAGACCAATCGGATTCGCCAAAAGTGCGATTTTTAGCGCATTCATGGCGGCAGTCAACACTCCAGTTGAAGCGGCTTGCGAATAAGTGTAAAAAGCGTATGCCTGTTGAACCGCCTTGTACGCGGTGGTCACTGCACTTACGATTTTCATTGTGGTGTACCACGTAACAAACGCAGCAGTTAACGGGATAAGAACGTTTTTATTGCGTTCTAGTAGATTAGCCACTTTCTCAAGACCCTTACCAACTGACACCAAAAAATCGCCGATAGGCTGCAGTTTGCCAGCCCATTCTTCCCACTTTGGTATGTTGTCAGTTATGTACTGCAAGATCTTAGACAGAATAGGAATGACCTTCATGCCGATCTTTTCAGCCAGAGCCTCGAATTGAGTCTTGATCACAGTTAACTGACCAGCAAACGTCTTAGTGTACGCTGTTGATTGACCACTAAGCCGTTTCTTTAATTCTTCAAATGCTGCAGCCGCACGCGCTTGAGGATCTTTGATGTTTTTATCCATCGAGATACCAAGTTCTTTGAACGCACGTGCTGAACCCTGAGACGCTCGCGCCATAATGCGCGCCGAGTCAGCAAGGCTAATATGCTTAAAACGAGCGTAATCCGCCGTTACGCCCATTAATTTCATGGCTTTTTCTGGACTTTGCAACGCTAATTCTAGACGACCAAAGCCGTCAGTTACGTCAGTTTGGCTAAAACCAAGTTTTTCGAAACGACCGCCCAACGCTTCAACCTGCGCCATAACCTCTTCAACGGGTTGCTTTTGACCTTGCAACGCAGTTTTCAAACGAACTTGAGCCTCTTCAAGTTTCTGTGCCTCGTGAACTGCAATCGTCAAACCAGCAACTACGGCAGCACTGCCCGCCATCGCCCCCAACTTCAAAGCAGTAGCAAAACGCGTGCCAGAAGATGCGCCCGCCTTCTCAAGAGAAGTTAGTTCGTGCTTTGCCTCTTGCATCTTGGCGGAGAACTCGCCAATAGTTGCACGCAACTCCATGACAACTGGGGGTAAAAACTCGCCCATGCTCATGTTATTGCTCCTCGGATTCTACGTCTTTAACCACGTTGCGGATTTCCATTATCCAATCTAACCAAACGGCTGGCTGGTCTTCGATCTGGCTTTTCGTCCACCCGAACTCCGAGGCTAGAACGTAGTCTCGGTAATACGGGGTCAGTGGCTCAAGAGGTACGCTGCCTTTCAACGCCCAACGTAGGCGTTTTAGTTGGCGGTGGTTGCTTTTGGGTCGTCAGTCGCCTCAAAGTTCGGCATCAGTTCAGAAATGAACGGAGCGACCAACTTTTGAATATCGTCGTACGATTTCGCAGGAAGATCAAGCAAACCCTCTAGCGAGATGCTACCGTTAAACGACCAAGACTCGATCATCGCTATCGCTAGCAGATCGTTGTAGCCGTTCCAGAACGCGAGAACATCGGAATCTACTTCCGACTCCTCGTCCATTCCGTCTAGCATTTTAGCACCCGCAGCAGTCTGCGCCACTAAAGGACGACGCAGACGCTCGGGGACTAGATCGGGGCTTCGTAGTGAAACCCAACCGCCGTGTACTGGTGTTTGATCTGACATTTTTTGTTTACCTTCCTTCGTTTGTTTAGACGTAAGTACCTGATGCCTTAGCGTTCTTTAATGTTACCTTGATCGGCGAATAACCTGCGCTTGCTCCAGCGTCGGCGGTGTTCGCTATCCCCTTGAAGTCCACTGTCAATTCGACGTAGTCCTTGCCGCGTTCAATCTTAGCGACTGTGAACGCGCACTTGGTCATGTTGAACTTGATCTGGGTTGCAGTTGCGCCTGTACCTTGTGAGAAGTCAATGGCAAGAGATGGCTGGCTGTTGTTTAGGTAGTTGGAGAGGATGGTGTCATCTTCAACAACCCAAGTTAGCGAACCTTCGACCATTACTGCGCCTTGGAAGATCTGATATGGGTCTTGGTTTCCATCAACAGTCCAAATTGGTGTGGCTGGACGCTTGATCGAGATCGACCCTTCTTCAAGTGCTGAGGAAAGAGTGCCGCCAAGAGTGGTCGTACCAGTCCAAACAGGAATAACAGCAACAGTGCTGTATGAGTTGGTCGGCGTAACAACAAGTGCCGTACCGCCTGTGCCTGTACCAGTTGCAGCGTTAGAAACCGTGAACTGAGTTGGTGTGGCGGTTACGATTGTCTGGCTTGAAAGGTTAAGTGCGGACAACGAGTTGCCTGTGATCGACACAACCTGACCAACGTAGAAGTTGTTAGGAGCAGTGTAAGTAACTGTACCAGCAGACCCCGTAGCGGTTGTGATCGTTGCACTGACAGCAGACATGTAGCCTGTGCCTTTAGCCGTGTATTCAAGAAGACCATCTGCATTGAACTTGAAATCAATATCGTGGAATTGAATTCCAGCAGCCTGACGAGCGTTTACCGCATTGTAGTCAGTAATGGTGTAAGAAGTCGCTTGACCGTTGCCGCTGTTCTTCACTGCAATCGCGTGAGTGTAAGGAGCAGACGCACCAGTTGTGACTACATCGCCAAGAACGCCAGAAAGCACGTAGCCGATTGTGTCCGCAAACGCGTCGCCACCGAACTCCATTTCGGAAAACCGATTAGCCTGAACTACGTTGTAGTCCTCAACCATCGATCCACGCCAGTTCTTGTCCTCAAGATACTTGATGTTGTCGAAAGGCGTGATACTGGTGATAGGAATATAGTCAGATGCTGACACCGCTGTTGGGTTTACGCCTGCGTTACGCGTGGCTTCCTTAGCGATGCCAAGAAAGGATTTATACCGTGGGAGAGCCATATGCTCTACGCTCCTTCTGAGTCAGCCGCAGGTGCGGCAGTGTCGGGCTTGCTTTTTGCCTTCTCGTCGCTGACCAGTTCGAGACCAGCAGCGTCCACTGGTAAGTCCAAGTCTACCACACCATTGGGTTCTATAACGAGTCCCAACGTTGGGTAAATCCGTGTGTCGGAATTAATTGATTTATACTTTGGCATTTCTGTTCCTTTAGTTAGAGTGCTGCTTTCATAACGCTCATGTAGATCTCGCGCAACTTGCCCGTTTCGGACAGTTTCTTGTACGCTGGACCAACAAACGGATATTTAACATCGCTGCCCCAGTTAGGCGCACCAAGTTCAACCGCACGACCATAAACAATCGTCGGTCCAACGGCTGCGATATAAGAACCAAATCCTTCGCGAGCAACTTCGGATTGAATGCTTGCGCGGAGATCTCCACTGCGAGTCATTGGCGGTCCGCCGATTACCGCGTCCGTCGTGCGACCGTCTGATCTGATACGACCGTCGTTGTGCTTCGGTTGAATCTGGTTTTTAACTTCTCGTTCAGCCTCAGCCGCCATGCGACTAATAGCCACCTTGACCGCCAGATCTGCTTTTGCAGTCATTTTTCCGATAGCATTTTGGGCTTCTCTAACACCATGAAACGAGCCAGATATGTTAGGCATGAGACCAACCCCCAAGTGGAAGGCGGACTTGAGGGTTGGTCGTTCTTGCGTTGTTACGCATTAATCATCTCTGTAACAACAAACCTGATAGCAGCCCACGACTCCGTAGCACCACCGTTGATTTTCTTGGGTGTTCCGTACGAAACGCTGATCGAAGGCTCAGCACCTTGCCATACGATCGTGCCAGACGTGTCGCCGAAGCGATGGTCTGAACGAAGCAAGTTCTTGATGCCGTCAATCGTGACGTCAAAATCGTCCATCGCGTCGGTGGCGTCGTTCTGCAAAGAATGGTGGAATACTTGCACCACCAACCCGTAGTCAATTCGTTTCTTACCGCTGGTCGCTCCACCAAAAGCAAGCCGAGATTCGTCCTCAGACTCAATAAACACCACCGCAATAGCGCGCGATTTCTGTCCAGCGGTTGAACCTTTCTGAAACTCAAGGCGATTCGGAAAAGACGAATGGACTTGCACCACCCCACTGATCGGAGTGCCAGACAGGAACGTCGTAAGTTGATTTCGGACGGCTGCTCTGCTCATACTATCGAATCCTGCGGAACGGTTTCAGTAATTCTTTCGCCAAGCCCATGTCGGACGAGATCTTTTGAGTATCATGACCGCCCATGCGCGTTGGAGAACTTAAAACGTCCATCACCATGCTGTTGTCGCCACGAACCTTCAAAAACGCGGTAGTCATAAGAATAGCGGCTTCTTTTACGGCAGGCGGCAACGCGGAGATGCTAACACCAGACGAATGAGCGTAAAGCGTACCAACGGTTAGCGTTACGTGAGTAGCGTCTGTGACCGTGTTGACCGTGACGTTTTCGGTTTTAGAACCGTCGTAAATCGTCATCTGCGTGCCTGCGATAATACCGATTGTGTTCGACAACTGCAGGGTGGTAGCACTTGCACTGGAACTAGCAGCAAGCAACGTTGTCGGGTAGCCGTTCACGTAAGTGTAACGACAGAACACAGGAGATCGTGGAGTTGCAGGCATACCAAACTGGAGCGGACCTTGCGACGAATACGAAGTGTTAATAGTGCTGTACGGAAGGATAATCGACTGATCTTCAATCCAGCCCTGTGACGGGTCGGTGTACGTGATCAAATCGTTAGGAGTCACGCCATACGCAAACGACAAAAGTTCAATGATCGGAAAGTTCTTACAGTGAACTGCAATCATGCCATCTGGACGCAAACGCGTACGTTGCTGTTCGATATCCGTTGTTGAGCCAAGAATCTGGTTACAGTAGACGTCCATCGCGGAACTTGCGCGGGCGATCACGTTCGCCAATTCAGCGTCCTGTACAGTAGGGTCGCTTGAAGCCGACACCAAGTTGTCGTAATCGATCGCAGTTGGGGCTTGCTTGTACTCGGCAACAGTAAGATAAGGCGTAGAGAACTGACGTGTGGTGTTTCCGTACAGGTTAGCCATTGTCCGTATCCTCGCAGTCGCACTCGCCGTAAGGCGAGAAGTTTACCGCACACCAATTTGAATGTGCTTTTTTGTCAGAGTCAGCCGAAACGACCTTCATCTGATCAGGCGTTAGCATCGTCTGTCCGTTCGTTGTTAGTTCCACATCTGCTACATGTTGCGAACCAAGAACCGAAGCCGCATTTAGAACAATCGTAACCAACGCGCGCAGAGGTCGTTCCCATAAGAGACGCTTCAACAAAACCCGACTCCTTCAACGCTTTTGCGTCCCGACTGTTCGAGACGTCGTAAAATCCTTTACTGTCCGCGCGTAACGTGCGCGTTGTACCAGTTCGTGCACCTTCGATCGTCACTTCCACTGCTCTACGATCACTTGCGAAATATTTTGCCATTCCGTTTCCTAACTTGAAGTGCGCCCCTGCACCCACCCATTCGTGAGTGCAGGGACGACTTTATTCGTGCGAGTTAGACTGCCTTGATGCCTGCAACTACGCCGTTCCATGCTGGTGCTTGGCACTGGAAAGTACCGTTCCAGTATGTGCTGGTTTCGTACGCAAACTGGGTTACGGGCCATTCAATTGCCATGTAATCCTGTGTATTGAATACAGCCCAAACGTCAGATACGTTTGTATCTGGGATTGGGAGCGTGTATGACAATACTGGGGCAACGCCCTGCGGTAGCCATGGGTGAACCGTTAGAGAAACGCCCTTGCCTGTGGTTTCGTTCTGCAGACCAGTAACAACGTCACCAAGTACAACGCCACCGATTTCATCTTGTGAGATATTCAAACGGTAGTTAGCAGTTGAGCCTGACTTGATCGCGTCAGACAACTGACGACGATCTGCGCCGTTAAGTAGTACCTCGTCTGGGTCAGCCTTTACAGCGTCGTACAGAGCGTTGAATACAACTTGGAACTCAACGCCTGGATTAGAGGTGCTAAGAGCAGCGTTGATACGGTTGACCTTGCCGCTGTCTGCGCCAAGTACGGTAGGCAGAATGCCGTCGTAGCCTGTTGCATATGCTGAGGTGTCTGCAGTGATCGTGCTAGCAGCGATACCCGATGTTGGCAACGCGCCATCAATCGTGTAAAGGTTGTAGCCTGTGCGACCGTCGTACCAGATTGCTGAGTCGGCTGGTGCAGTTGCGCCAGTACCAACGTAAACGCGGTAACCAAGAGCACCAGTGGCGTCTGTGATTGCAACGTCAACAACTTGACCTGCCGATACTGCTACGTTAGCCTGTGAAGAAAGAACAGACTGACCAAACGCGCCAGCGTCAGAGGTTACGTAAACCCAGACCTTGGTTGTTGCGCCTGTGATAGCAGATTCGCCAGCAGCAGCGGTGCGTGCGGTTAGCGAGATGGTTGGAGCAGCAAGCGCACCAGAGAAGCCTGAGTCAGTTCCGCGACCCATGAGGAGCATGCGCTCTTCCATGAGCATTGAAGCGTAAAGAACGCTTGTCTGCGAAAGTTGACGGATATCTTGGTAGCCCTGACCTTGGAACTGTGCCGAGAACGGTACAGCGTCCGATAGTGAGAACTGCTTGTAGTTAACAGCCTTGTCGTAACCAGCGTACGAGATCTTTGGACCGCGCAAGTAGTTGATTGAGCCGAAGGTTGTTGTGGTGCTGTCGGTAATTCCAGGAAAAGTGTTGCCGACTCCGCCAGTTCCCGTACCAGTGTAACCTGAGATTACCTTGATGCGGTGGCTTGTGCCTACACCCTTCTTGCGTGGAATCTTGTTACGCAAAGGAGTTGGGCGTGGGGTCAGCAACTTGGCTGGTGCTTCAAGATCGAACGCTACAAGACCGCTTGATATTGGGCTTGTAAGTGTCAAATCCTTAACGATGTCTGCGCCGATTGCACGCTGTGACTCAAGTGCTGAGCCTAGCGAAGCAAGAGCGTCAGGGGACATTGACTTAACCATTGATGCGTTGCCGAGAACGGCTTCAATTGCACCAGTGGCGGATTGTGGGAGAGCGGCTGCAGGAGCACCAGTCATTAGGGACATTGGGTCGATCGGCGCAGATGCCGACTTGTTCAATGCTGACAGGTATTCTTCCTGACGAGACGCTAACTCACGTGATGGTAGGTCGCCGAATAAATCGGAGACCTTTGGGGCTTCTGCCATGAGAAGTCCTTTCTGTGATTAGTTGGTTTCGGTTTCAAGGTCGGCAGCCATCTGACGGTAGCCGTCAGCGAGTGCCTTGTCTAACGTTGTGTCTGCCTTAGCACGATACATCGCTGCTTTGGTCAGATTGGCGTTAGGCGTTGTGTTACTCACCACACCCATGCGGCGTGGACCGCTTGGAGCAGCAAGAGCCTTGACCTGTTCCAACTCTGATTCCAACGCCTCAATGCGTTCGGATTCAGCGGACTTCGTCACGACACTCTCGCCACCTGTTGATTCGGTGACTGGGAGCAACGATTTTACGATATCTTCAACGATTGATCGGATATCGGAAACTTCTGGGTTGTCAGACTTCATACCTGACTCGACGATCACAGCGGTTGTGACGTCGTCTCTGCCGTGGTCGTTTGCTGGCTGATGACAGCCGCATTCAAGGCATTTCACTGCAGTGTCTGGGTCTTCTGACTTCATGTCTGAGCATTTGCATTCGTCCATTGACTTGTTGCACTTGTCGCACATTTTCTCGTCGTGGTGATCTTTTGCAAACGGGTTTTCTTTGACGTTTTCTGGCTCGATAGCCATTTCCATCTCCTGTTCCATTTCTGGCATTGGTGCTACTTCTCCTTCGTGGACTTCTCCTTCGTACCATTCCATTAATGAATGTACAGCGGACAGCAGACAAGCGAGCGAGTAGATCTCGTCTCCGCCTTGCTGCTTCATTTCTTCTGCTTCGACCTGAATAAGAGTAGCGAGTGCGCGACGTGCGTCGTCGAATGCTGCTTGGTCAAACTTGGTGATGTCTCCTGCGGAGAACTTGGCGGACGTTTCTATGATGTGGCTAGCGTGGTTGTCCAGATTTTCGGTGTACTCTTCGGTCTTGACTACGTCGAATCCGACTGACTTCGCCATGGTTAGCATGCACGCTGGGTTGGCTGGTCGGTCAACTAGGCTGATCTCAACGATTGAGCCGTCGATAATGCGACCGCCTGCAGCCTTGTTGTCTTTAACTACGCGTGGACCTTTGATGCCAATTGAGAAACCTTTGAGGACACGTGCTTTGACTTTCTTCACGGAGTTAGGGTCGATTACGTGCGCACTGATGTAGTGACCGTCCTCGCGATGTTCGTATTCGGTTGCCACTCCAGCGGCGATCGAACTGTGCTGTTCGCGAATGTTGCCGTACTTGAACCACTCAGGCATGGCGTTTTTCAGCCATTCAGGGTCGCAGATCTGCTGATCAGCGTCTAGCGACTGATCGGTGGCTTTGCCGAACACCATCAGTGTGCCGTCTTCTTGCTCCTCGAACTTAGCGATTGCAACGTACGCTGCTGTGTTATCGATTACTGCCATGTTATTATGCTCCTGAGTAGAGAACTGAGATCGCGCCTGCGGCGGTCGATGCTGCGGAGATCACATAAACCGTGTCGCCCGCGCTTAGCCAAAGTTGGTAAGTTGCGCCTGCTGCGATTGTGTGTCCTTGTGTTGCGCCTGATGTGGTGATAGTTTTATCGCCAACGAAAACAGACGCACTGTGGTTGTTTTGAATTGAAACCGCTACATAGTCTTTTACTGGACCGATGGTAACAAGTGGCTGTGCGGTTGTGGTCGACGACGCGTTGCCGTGGAACAAGGACATGGCTAAACTCCTCTAGATATAGGTCGCCGTCCTTAGGTCTATTGTACACTAACTTGATGTCAGGGTCAATTCACCTAATCGGCGCGTTTTATTCTTCTTCGCCATCTCCACCGAGGAAGTCAGCAAAATCACCTGTGAACTCCGTGCTCACTACTGGGGAGATAGCACAACGACAGTTGGGGTGCGCTGGTGGTTGTGTGTCCCCACTTGGGAAATCAGTGTTGAAGTCGATCGGTGAAGCGTCGGCGTTTTCTGAGCAAAGATCACACAACGCTTCGCTTTCTGCGATTAGCCATTCGACCTGCTCCACGCCTGCTTCGCGGTAGAAATCCATTGACGCTGTTGATACTGCGGCTCGCGTTTCAGTTAGCGCAATCATCATGGCGCGCGACGGGTCGGTCAATTCGTCTTCAATGGCGCGTGCTGTTTGGCGCGCTGTGAATCCTTGACCTACTGTATCGGCAAGAACTGAGCCTAGTCTTTTGTAGGTGGTGTCTTTTACGCTGTTGATCACAACACCACGGTTGGCTAGTAACTTGCGCAAGCCGTCGGGTTCTTTCAGTAGCGCGCTTGCTGCACGGTTGCCTGCGGTCCATGTGTCCCAGTTTGTGAGCACTTTGCCTGTTAGCAGATCTTTAGCGATATCCGCGCCTAACACGTAGCCGTCACCGTACACAACGCGCAAAGCAGACTCAAGTTGTTCGGTGGTCAGGCTGGCGTTAACTTCCACCCAAGAGATCGCTCCGTCTGAGACTGGTGACTTTTCGCCGCGATGTTCGTGGGCTAGCCATTTCTCTGCAAGGGCAATCGGATCTTTGATCATCGCGCGCAGTGCGGACATGACAATCACAGCGTTTTGTGTTGCCAGTTTGATGTCGGTTTTTTGATTGTGCGCTTCTATGCGCTCAATGCTTTTCCCAGCACCACGTCGGCAAGCGACTTGACCAATTCCATGTCGCCGTTGATCGCTGCACGGTTGAACGCACTGGCGGTCATTGGGTCTAGGGTTTTGAACTCAAAGTCTCGGCTGGTGTTGCCTTTTTTAGCCCACTTGAGGAACGCCTTAACTTCGTCCGTGGAGTCGGTTTGACTAGGCTGGTTGCCCTCAGGCTTCGGGGGTGTCTCCGAGTCATTCTGATCTGTCGGGGGTGCGTCAGTGCCAGTCGGGGATTCCGAGGCTTCCGAAGTACCTTCCTGACCTTCCTGTGGGGTAGCCTGTGCTTGAGCACCAGCCGCCACAACGCCCGCCTCGGTAACGAAATACAGACCGTTGCTTGTGACCAACATTGGGGCGTCAGCCTCAGGAGAATCGATCAACGGCAAACCAAGTTCAGCGCGTGCCTCGTTGATCGAACGCTGTGCGCCCTTCAATTCGGTATCGCGACGTTGAGCGTCCGCTAGGGTTTCGCTCTTGCGTCCACCATCGAATTGGAACTGCAGTTCGCGTGGGCAGCCGAGGAACTTGTACGAGATGTCCGAGATCAGATCTTCTAGCCAACCCCAAAGAGGCTGCATGCCGATAACTGAGCCAGATTCGGCTTCGCCATCTTGATGACCTTGACCACCAAGACCGCTAGCGGGTGTGTAGCCGATCTCAGTTGGCATTACGCCAAAGTGACCTGAAATGCCCTTGATCAAGTATTCGTCGACAGTCGGGCTGAACTTCTCGCTGTGACCAGTCAGATCGACAGGAGTCAAGCCATCTGGGATAATGCGCATGCGCTTGCGTTGCTCAGTCTGACCTGACATGTCGTCGTTAAAGACGTTTTCCCAAGCGCGCAACAAATCTGGATTCGAGCCGAATACTTCGTTTGCAAGGAACATCAGATCTGGAGTGACACCGTCCGTGAACTCGGCGCGTAGCCACTGTTGGCGGCGCAGGTAGATATCGGCTAGTGGAAGTGCGCGTTCAACTGGGCTGTAACCGTAAGGCGTGTGGGTGCGTCGGTTGCGAATTGCATAAATCAGTTCGTCCGCGCTGTAGTTGCCGTCCATTGATGGGTCATCGCTGGTTGCTAGGAACTCGCCACGTGGGAAGCCGTACAGCATTTGTTGATAAGCAGGGAACGGGTTTTGTGGTCGCATGCCTCGGTCGTCCAGCAACGGCTTGATCGTGCTGCCGTCGAGGATTTCAAGGCTGTGCAGATCGCCCTTCATGTCAGGGTGTGGGTAGATAGCGAGAGCGTCTAGTACAAGCACTTCTTCTAGCACCATCACCAGCCAGTCGCCGAAGTTCAAGCCGTTAATACGGTCTGGGGTAGTCCAGAAGTCGCGCATGCGAGCGATGTCGTCGGTGTACTTGTCTCGCGCTTCTTGCATCGCACGAATGTGGTCTTTTCCGCTGCTCCGTGCGATCATCTCAGATGCGGACTCGCTGAACGCGAAATCCCAGTCCAGTGCGACGGTTTTGTTCTTGACCACTTCAACACAGCGACGTAAAATGTCGATCTGATCTGCGGCAACGCGCAGCACTTTCCACGGGACGAGCCTCTGCTCAGTGACAAAAATGTTCCATGCAACTGGGTATTCCCAGCGGCGTGGGTCTGGTCGTCCGTCTTCGCCAACTGGGTTGATCGCGGACGGGGTTAGAGGATTGCTTGGTCCAAATGGAACACTAGGCAGGATTCCCATACGCGATAACGCCTGAAATACGCCAGCGGCTTGCTGCTGGTTGTTGATTCCTTGCAGTTCTTCTGCGGTGAATTGGGTGACCTGTGCTCCAGATGGGAGTGGTGGTGCTGCCTTCTCTATGCGATTGTTGCGCCAAGGCAAGATAGCCACGTTATGCTCCTAGGTTGCTAAGTATGTGCGGCTCGTCAGAGTCCGCAGTTTCAAGTTTACCACCACAAGAGTTGCAAGTGGTGGCGTTTTTCGGCATCGGCAGGTTACATGTGTCGCACCATATAGCCAACATGCCTAAGTATCCTGTGATCGATGAGCCTGTCATCAGATCTGTCATAGCCCAGACCAGTGCGTCCAGTCGGTCGGGCGATTTCGGGTCATCGGGTGTCCATGAAGTCATTTGTTCTTCAAGTTTCTCATACGTGCCTACGTGCGAAATCCGCCCTTGTTCGTACATCGCCGCTATCGGTTCGGCTCGCAGTTGCTTACCGCGTGTGGCTCGCACTGATCTGATCGGAAGGCTTGGTCGTACTTGTCGCAGGAGCGTCGGTATCATATCGCCACCATTGTTAACTTCGACTACGACCGCGTCTGCGTCGTGGGCGTCGTATGCGTCGACAACTCGTTTTGCCCACTCAAGTGGGGACGCCTTTGTTGTGTAGTCTGCTAGCACGTACCCGCGTCCTTGTGGGTCTTTGCCTGCGACTACGATGCCTGTTTCGTCTGAGCCTTCGTTAGCGGTTGCCGCTGGGTCGACGGCTACGACTACACGTGCGAGGCGTGTGGGTTCTTTGTCCAGTCGGTCTCGGTCCAGTTGGCTTTGCGCCCACAGTGCGCCCTCGATGTCTTCTAGCAGTTCGCCGTACAGTTCTTGTCGTCCGACGCGTGTGCCTTCGTATCTGGCTCGCAGTTCGATTAGTGCGGTTTCGCTGAGGTTGGCTGCGTTTTCGAAGGTCGAACCGCTGGTCATGATGAATGAGCCGTCGCCGTCATTAACTCGTTTAACTAACATCTTAATCAAAGGTGTGTTTTTTGGAGTTGTCGTCACGATCACGCGCGGGTGGTCACCGATACGAACTGCTGGGATTAAGCCTTCTGTCCACGACTCGATGTATCGCCATTTCACAGGTTCGTCACACCACGCACCTGACAGGTTAAGACCGCGTGCTGTGTCTGGGTTGTCGGCTGCAATTAGGTGGATTTTGCTGACGCTCACTCCGTCGGCGCATCTGATGAAGATCTCACCGAGCGAACGGTTGTACGAGATCAACCATTCTTTTGGCATTAGTCGCAAGATGCCTGATGGTCCTTCTGCACAGACGTCTCTCGCGTCTGCGTATTTGTACGCCACCACTGCATATTCGCCTGCGTTTTGTCTTGCCCAGTCGATGATTGTGATTGCGCCTGTCCACGTTTTGCCCCAGCCACGTCCTGACTTGATCAGCCAGATGTTCCAGTCGCCTTTAGGTTCGATTTGTTCAGGTCGTCGTTTGGCTAACGTCTGCTGCCAGATCTGTTCCTGTTCCTGCAGTCTTAGCCTCTTCAACAGTTGCTGTTTCGATGCTTCGTCCCAGTTCTGCCATGAGTCGTTCGATTTCGTGGTCAAGTTCGCTCCTGACGATGTGTTCGTGCTTGTCTGGTCTGTCCAGCCCGAAATACTTGGTTCGTCGTTCTTGCAGTTTGATGATGCGATCTAGTGCGGCTAGTTTGGTGAGCGGTGCACTTTTCGGATTTCGTGCGATCTCCCATGCGATTTGGGTCGCTTGGTCCAGACGCTCGGCTTCGATAACGCGCATTTCGTCGGACATTTCGCGTTTGGTGGAGTTGATGATTTTGCGGACCGCCATGGACGCTGCGGATTCGGTTGCGTACCCACATGCTTCGGCGATCTCGGGATAGGTGTGACCGTCGAGTCTCATCGCCATAGCGCGCATGGCTTTGTTCTCGGCTTTTTCGAGTCGGTCTTTGTTTGTCATATGAACCTCAGATACGGCTGTGCCGTAATTCTCCAGTAAATCACGACTTGTGCCACTGGGTCAATCTGTGCCTTGCAGTTGAATAAGCAATCCCAGATCTTGCCATTCCAGTTCAGTCCATCTGTGTTTGTGTTTGCATTCGGTGTCGTCGCATTTGCATTCTTTGTTCACACAGAACACGACACCTTGCGTTGGATATGCACGCAGTCGGCTGTTGCAGTAGGGACAGTGAATCTCCAGTTTCTGTGGGCGTTCGGTTTCGCCTACTGCGAGTTTCGCACGTGCGACCAGATCTGCTGCTGTCTCCCCTACCATGTCTAGTGCGTCTGTTGTGGAAGCGTAGTCCGCCACCCAATACAACATCAGATCGGTGTCTCGTATTCGTGAGGTGAGCGGGTCGATGTTAGCCAGCACTCGCGCCCGATGAGTCCACACGTGCGCACAGTATTCGATCTCGATGATCAGGTCCAGCACGTCAATGCGTATCGGCGGGCGGCTGCTCGGAGTACTTCTTCCGCCCCGAGAAAGGCTATTGGAAGGCTGCAGATGCGTTTTGAGGTCTTTGTATAGGGTTGCGAGTTGTCTAAGGGTCGTGCTTAAGCGGTTGTTGTCTTTTGGGCTAGTTGCCTGTTGAACCGAATCCATTTGCGCCTCTCGTTGTGTCTGGTAGTTCGGTGGTTTCTTCCAGTTCTACGAGCATCGCTAGGTTCGCCATTATTACCAGTTGGGCTATTCGCTCGCCGTGCTCAACGTGAACAGGTTTGCTGGTCAGGTTTTGCACTCCTGCGAACAGTGGTCCTGTGTAGCCTGTGTCGATGATGCCTTGGGCTACGAGCAGTCCGCGTTTGCGTAGTGTGCTGCTGCGTCCTGTGAGCAGTCCCCATGTTCCTGCTGGGAACGCCACTGCACAGTTGAGGTCGATGTCTACGAACGAGTTTGGCTCTACGGTCCAGTCGCCATTGACGTACAGATCGAAGCCCGCGTCGTCGTGATGTGCACGTGTTGGTGCTGTTCCGATGTACAGCAGTTTGTTGTTCATTGTTGCTCTCTGTCTGGTGTTTTGATGGTCTTGTAGATCGCGTCAAGTTCTAAACACGGACTCATAACGAAAACGTTTTTGTTTTCTGATTTGTCGCGCGCTTTGTCGCTGCAGTACTTACAAGCCAAGCCGTAATCGGTTTTGTAATACGAGTAATGCTTGTCTGCTTCGTCAATTCGCGCGATCAGTTCTAGCAACTCTGTCTCTTCTTGTGTCATTATTGATCCCTATTAATGTAAAGCGTTATGGCTAACAGCCCGAAGGTCACTAGTACGACGATTCCGAGTTCCATTAGCCGATAACTGCTTCCATTGAGTCGATGATGTCTTTTAGCACTTCGCGATCGGTGCAGTGGATTACTCCACGCAGCCCTTCCAATGCCCAACTTGGCTTGATGTCTGGTGCGTACAGCAACACGGTTTTGCCGAGCGTGCTTGCCAGTTGGATTTCCATGATTGTGCCGATTGTGAGAACGTTTGGCATTAGGAACGCCACGACCATGTCGCATGATTCCAGTGCGTAGTCGTTGATCTCTTGTAGGGCTGGTCGCGGTTTTTGGGTGCTTGCTACGGTCCACGCTGCTGATGGGTCGAATACAACGTGGTTTTTCAGTAGCGTGTGCAGATCTTGGCGTACGTTGCGTACGTTGTGTACGTTGCTGTGATCTTGTGCGTTGTCGATTGGTCCTGCTAGGTACACGATCATGGAAAGATGCCACCTGTCGCGCGTACGCGTTGTGCCATCAGTGCGTAGATGCCTGTGTCGTACCACGTGTCGTCGCTGGGTGCGTGTCCGTCTGCGTAGCCGCCGATGATTCGTCCGACTTTGCCTAGCAGGTAGAACGAGATGCCCAGTTCTGCTGCGTGGACTTTGCCTTCAAGTTGCGGCATCATTTTTAGCAGGGCTTCGCCGACGATGTGCAAGTCGGTGCTGCCGTATTCGCGCACTTTTGGCAGGATTGCGCCTAGTGAGTCTTCAGAATGGGCGTTCCACCACTCCATGAACTCGAATATCCGTGTGTTTTTGTCTTGATTTGAGCCTTCCATAGCCCTCTCCTTCGTTTTAGTCTTCGTCGTCGTCGTCCCAGATCTCACTGTCTGGTACGGTTGGTTGGTCCACTCTCAGTGGTTTTACTGGTGCGATTGTGCTCATGCTTCTTCGTCCTCGTCTTCATCTTCTTCATATTCTTCGTCCATGTGAACTACGACTATGAATTGCCCTTGTTCTTCTGGCTGTTCGTTAGCAGGTTCGTATTCTGCTGCTCCCCAGCGTGTCATGTGCCAGCCCGTACAGAAGTGAAAGGTCTGTTGGGTTTCGTCCACAACGACGATCCAGTCAGCGGCGGCACTCTGGTGTGTGAGTACGTATTCGTCGCATTCTGGACCGTCGCAGTGGTATCCGAGGCTCATGTTTTAGTGGTAGGTGTACGCCATTGTTGTTGGGCTTGTGCCAACTAACGCAACCTTCGCTCCTGTCTCTTTTTCGATCTTTTCGATGTAGTCCCAGTATTTCTGATCTTGTGGGACTATTGTAGCACCTGCGAGTTCGGGGAACACGTAGTCGAACATGGTTAGGGCTAGTTTGACGGTCGGTGCGCCGCCGTTGGCTCGGACGGCTTCGCGTACGAGTTCACTGTCCCATTCGCCTACGCGTCTGATCTTGTTGGTGACTGTGGTTCGTTCTGGTTCGAAGCCCAGTTTGTCCCATGTGGTCTCGTTTGACAACGGACCGCTGTTTCCTGCCACGCGAATCGGGTAGGTGCGTGCGACTACCCAGACGTCTACGTCGGCTGCTCCGTATTGCCACGGGTTCACGCCTGCCATGGCTAGGAAGTCAATGGCTCGGCAGTCGCTGGAAGTGCAGAATGGGTAGTAGCCTGCGTGCAGCCCTAGTCCGTAGCCTTGTGTGCCTTCGATGATCACGTGGGTGTTGTAGTCTTTGAGTTCTTGCGCCAGTAGTGCGGCGGTATCAACGCCACCCCCATTTAGGGACGCTCCTCGGAGTAGGCGATCTGCGCGGGCTGCGCCGATGCCTTTGCTGGTTGAGCCGAGTAAGGCGGTCAGATCTGCGTCTTGCTCCACTTGCTTGTGTCGATCTTCTAGCACGGTTGCTTGATCGTCGATGATAATGCGCTCTGTCCCGTTGTAGCCTGCGCGGTCTAGTCGGTCCAGTTCGTCGTCTAGCACTGCGAACTCGATTTCTGAGCCTGCGGCTATGACGATTTTGCTGTCTGGGTTGGTGACGGCTGTGACTGGCACTGTGCGCAGTTTCCACGCATATGTGCCGATTTCGCCGTCTGGTCCGTCGCCGTACACTGTGTGTCCTGCGTTTGGTCCTGCGACTCGAACGCCGATGACGTTCTCGTCTTTATTGGTGCTTAGGTAGCCTGCTACTGCGCCTTTGCCTTCTGAGCCGAATTGTCCTCCGACTACTACGCTTACTCTGCCCACTGGTTTCCTTCCGTCTGGGTGTTTTGGTCCAGCCTACCATTTGCAGGCTGGTCAAGTCTTGCTACGCTTTAATCGCGTCTTCAAGTTTGATGTGTTCGTAGCCTGCCAGTTCGCTGACGCTTTTGCTGATCGCGTCTGCGACTTTGGTTAGCCACGCTATGTGGTCTGCTGGCAGTTCGGGTTGGCTGGTGATGATCTCGGTGTCCAGCCAGATGACGAACTCCATCAGTTCTTCGGGGTCGATATCAATCGTGATTTTGCTCATTTTGACTCCACTTCGTTTAATAACGGTGCATCGTTAGAAATTCGGCTTGCTGCAAGATCGGCGTAATCTGGATTTAATTCCGTGCCCACAAACTCTCTACCGTGTCGGAGAGCAACCACACCCACAGTTCCAGAACCCATAAAAGGGTCTAGCACTGTGTCACCAACGGACGAGCCAGCAAGAATGCAGGGCTCAACCAACGCCTCAGGCATTACAGCAAAATGCGCGCCTTTATAGGATTTGGTTGGAACATACCAAACATCGCGCTTGTTTTTGGTTTCGTACGATTTGGTTAATCCAGAATGAGGCGTTAGTCCAGTTCCTTCATTGTGATACTTGCCGTCCGTTCTGTCTCGTACTCCCCAATCTCGGGCTGGTTCTTTAATGGATTTGTGATCGTAAAAATACTTGCGAGACTTGCTCATAAGAAAAATATATTCGTGCGATTTAGTACATCTGTCCGTGACTGATTCAGGCATTGGATTAGGCTTAGCCCAAATAATGTCTTGTCTTAAGTACCATCCATCAGCCTGCAGCGCAAACGCTAGCCGCCACGGGATACCAACTAAGTCTTTTGCTTTTAGCCCGTCGGGTATTCGATTAAATACGCCTTCGCGTTCAGTTCCGTAGCCAGCGCGACCGTTGTTACTTGCTCTACTCATATTTCCTGCGTAACTATCACCGACATTTAACCAAAGCGTGCCGTCGTCTTTTAATACGCGCCACACCTCTTTAAATACTTGTACCATTTGATCAACATACTCATCTGGCGTTTCTTCTAATCCGATTTGATCGTTCGTGCCGTAATCACGAAGCCCCCAATAAGGGGGAGACGTAACACACGTTTGAATCGATCGATCTGGAACAGACTGCAACGCAGTCCTAACGTCACCGACTATTATTGTTGCTTTACTCATTGTTCCTAGTCCTTTGCTGCAAATTGTTTATCGGTGGTATTTGTCACTGCATCCAGCGCACGGCACAAGAGTGCTTAACTGTAACACTGCGTCTGCGTAGGCTTCTTTTGCTGTGTCACCTGATGCGCTGAACCCATGACCGTCTTCGTATCCACGCCACTGTTGATTCCACGCGTCCATCATTACCACAACGTACCCGTCGCCAAATTCGATTTCGATTTCAACGTTTGCCTTACTTGCCTTGTTTAATAACTGTTGCTTTGTTGCCATTACTGTACCTCCTCGATCGATTTCACGGTGAATCGTGTTGGAACTGTGCCGTTCTCTGCGATCAGGTTGCAGTCGGCTATCCACTTGTCTGCTTCTGCTCGAGTGTCGAATGTGACGCGCAGATCTTGTGGGTTCATGTGCTGTGCAAGTTGAATCGTGTAGGTGACTTTGATTTTCATATTTATTGACCTGCTTCCGATTCATCAAGTAAGCCCTGCTCTATATCAATTAGGGCTTCATCCCAAAACTCTGCTTTGGTCATGCTGTACTTGTCAAACGTGTAACACAAGACTCCACATAAATTGGCAGACCACACTTTACCAGTTGGTGCTACTAGTTCGATTTCGTCATAGTGATACTTGCCTGCATCTTGACTAAAAGTCGCACCTAGTTCTGTTAGTGCTTTTGTTACTTTTTGCTTTGTTGCCATTACTCTCTCCTTTATTAGAAGGGCTTCCCTGCCCTTATATAACTATCTTACCACAGATCTTGTCACCTTGTCAAATTAGGGCGTGTCGCCCCGTAACGACGGGCTTTCCGAGCCATAGTGCCACCACCACCCATGAGCGGCAGCGTCCTTCATGTGTTGTGTGCCTTTCGGCAGTTCGAATCCTTCGTCTTTCATGCGTGCAAATGCTGGCTTCTTGATCGCTGCACCTTGCATTGTTACTGGTGTGTTGTTGCGTTGTGCTAGCCACTTCATCGCACCGATCATCTGGCTCGTTTTCATGTCGTTGAATCCGAGATTTTTCGCCATCCACGGGTAAAGCCTGAACTCCTCGATCACCAACATGTCGAACTGCACGCTCTCAACAATCGCACACATTTCTAGCGGCGTGATCGTTTTTGCTTCTACGATCTGACCGCCAATCCATGCGCACATGCCTACGTGCTTGTCTGCTGGGTCAACGCTCATCACGTGCAGGTTTTTCATTTTGCCCATTGTTTGTAGTCTGCCTTGAACTCGATGTTGAACATCGACTCGAAGATCTGAGTCAACGTGTCACGCACTTGAATGACAACGGACTGCGCTACGGCATCAGGAACTTCGATGACCATCGAGTCGTGAATCTGCAAGAGCAAGATGTCTGGAAACCGTGTCTCGACTTCTATCATCGCGATCTTCATAGTTTCCGCTACGCCACCTTGTATAACAGCGTTGAATGCTTTGTGACCTTGTTCATCAAGACCCCAATGCCGTAGCCGCCCTGTTATTAGTCTAACATATCCGCGTTTTTGCACAGCGTTGTCTGCGTACCTTGCTGCTTGCACGAACTCGGGGAACGCAGTTCGGTACGCTTCTACCCATTCGCGTACTTGACCTTCACTAGCGTCAACACCTGTGTACAGTTTGATCTGTTCGCGGGTTGTGCGAACTCCTGCGCCGTACAGCATGCCAAAGGTCAACCGTTTACCCACTGATCGGTACTTGTCCCATTCAGGGTCGTCTTTTTCAATTCCGAACACCAACTGTGTTGTAGCGTCGTGTGCATCTTGTCCTGCTTCCAGTCGGTCGCGCATGTTCTGGCAGTGCGCCACAGCAGTTGCGACTCTGATCTCGGCTTGACTGATGTCGATTTCCCAGAGTTGGTGTCCTTCTTTTGGCTGGAAGAACGCTCGCACACCTTCGACTCCTTCACCAAACAATTGGTTCAGTTGGTAGTCGTGCGGGATTGCTTGCAGTTGCACACGTTCGACACTCAAGCGACCGCTGACCACTTTAGTCTGTCGGAACGAGGTGCGCAGCCGTCCATCTGGTCCGACCATCGATCCCCAGTTGTCGTACCATTTCTCTAGTGCGCTTTTCACTTCGGTCCATCGCAGGAAGGTCTCGGCGTGTGGGGTGTTCTTTTTGGCTAGTTTCTTAATGGTCTCGTTGTCGAGGCTTGGTGCTCCACTTGCGCCAACTTTGCTAGGAATCAGCCCCAGATCTCCGAAGTAGTATTGTTTGGCGGCTGGCAGTGTGGGCTTGAACGGCAGTTGTTCTTGCAGTTTGATCTTGAGGGCGCGCAGTTTGCTGGCGGATTGTTCGGCTCGTTCGGCGTCGAATCCGATGCCTCGGGTTTCCATTTTGTACAACACTTTCATGAGATCGACTTCGCGCTGGGCGAGAACTCCGAGGTGCTGGTCGTCGGTTTCGAGCCTGCGTTGCTGCCATTCGTACAGCCGTAGGGTCAGGGCGGTGTCTTGTGCTGCGTACGGTCCGACGATTGACCAGTCGACCAGATCGTAGCGTTTGGTTAGTCCTGTGCCTTGTTTGCGTAGGGCGTTCTGGATATCGCGGCTTTCTTGCACCACATCTTCCCCAAATAACCTTGCGCTAGTGGGCTTGAGGCTGCTGGTCAGTAGCGGTTCGAACAGGTTGTGTGTTACTTGGGTGTCCCAGATGACTTGGTCGACTAGGTTCACGCCTGTCCAGTGCCGTGTGCCTGTGCGGAGCATGTGCAGGTCGAATTTGGCGTTGTGCATGATCAGGTTGTGCTTGGTTAGCCACTGGAGTAAGAACTCCCATTCAGTCTGATCAAGGTTGTAGTCGACGTCGAATGCGCTTTCGGTTGTGCCTGTCTTTTCGGCGTAGCGTCCTTGGTCGAACGGGAATGCGTAGGTGACTATGCCTGCTCCGAGCCTTGGCTGTCCACTTTCGCGCCACGCCACACTAACAATGGAGACTCGCGCGCCATCATCTACGAACAGTCCGCTGGTTTCGGTGTCTACGGCTACGTACAGCCCTTCCAGATCTGGCAGGATTTCGCTTGGTTTTAGGACTTTCATGTGTCTCACCTTTCGGAGTGAACGGGGCTGTTCGGGCGCGCGCGCGCACGCATGTAACTTATTTTATTTTTTTGTATGAGACACCGAGACACCAGTTTTTTTAGCCCGTCGTTTCGGGTTCTGTTGTGTCTCAACCCCTCTGTGGCACGATATGTGCTCCAATAGGTTCGAATCCGAGACACAATCAGCCTCGTAGTCAAGTTCCAACTGTGTCTCACCCCGTGCCACGGTCTGTGTCACGATGTCCACACTCTCACAACGTGCGCACAAGGGTCGCCGCCTCGTTCCCAGTCCAGTTCTTCCAGATCTGTCATTGGTAGACCTTCGTGCGTGGAGCAGACCACGTCACTGACTCAGCCCATCTTGTAGCCTAGTTTGAGCCACCAGAACATCATTCGATTCATTTCTACTCCCAACCGCCGTTAGCGATTTCGATTACCCGATCGGACCAATATGAGTCGAGAGCCACGTAACGGGCTTTCGGAGCGTCTCTGCCGACTCCAGTGCGCTTGAATACCGACCCCGTTATTCCGAGGGCGCGGAGTTGCGCTCTGATGGCTTCTGGACTATCCAGACGATCGTTCTTACCACGTTTCCGCAGTTCTTTCTGCCAAGCCGCCGCTAGGCGGTCTGGGTGCATGTACACGATCTCGTCCTCGACGAACGCTGGTGGCTCGCCGCCCATGCGCTCGACCATTTTGCCGAACTCGTCGATGATTGCCCACGGCAGCAGTTTGGTGATCAGGGTGTTCTCTGAGCCGAAATCGCGTTGCTGTTCGCACCAAGCGTCTACGCGTCCGACGATGCTTTCGTCGTCCACCATGTCGGCTAGGATTCGGGCTGAGCATCGCAAGATCGCGAGCACTTCGTGATGACGTCCGTGTCCTTTGCGCAGATCTGTCACTTCGCCGACCATGTGTTCACGCTGAAGTGCCAACATGACCATTGTGCCTGCGTATTTGCTCAGGTCACCTTCGAGTCGCTCCAGTCGTTTAACGTCGTCCCACTGTGGGTAGTCGCCTTTGACGCTTTTGCGTCCTACTGGGCTTGGCACGTTGGTCAGCAGTACACGCCTGTCGCGTTGTGCCTTCTCGCCGCCGCCGAGTTCGCCTAGGCTTTCGCCACTGACGAGAATTGGTGCGACCAGTTTGATGTCGACTGTGCCTGTGTTGTCGTTGGCTTTCTTTCCTTCTGAGCCTTCACCTGTTGCCTGCCTGAGCAGATCTGCGATGTTGTCCAGTCGGTTGCTGTCGTCAATGTGGACGATTCCGTTTCGGTGTGCGCCGATTGCGTCACGGGTTGCGGCTTTGGTCCATTCGCCGAAGCGCACTGTGCCTGCGAGGTTGAGCATCAGTCGGAAGAATCCGCGTGTTTTGCCTGATTCGCTGGCGGCTTCGATTGCGAAATACGGGAAGTGTCCGACTGCGCCCATGAATTGACCTTTGAGCAGTGTGGCTACCCACCACGACCCGAACACAGCGGTGACTACGTCGTCGTGGAATGTGAGCACTTCGCGTAGAACTTCAACTGCGCGGTCTGCTTCGCCCATTCCGTATTTCACTGGGGCGAGGTTCTGCAGGGCTGGGCTTGGCATGAATCCTTCGTGCGGTTTCATTCCTGCGGCTGTGATCACGCCTTCGTGGGTGATGAACCCGATTCCGTCAACCCAACCGAGGTGTGGCACTTCTTTGTACAGTGTTGGCTGTTGGCTTTCGAGGTAGCGCAGCAGTCTTGCTCCTGCACTGACGCGTGCGCGGTTGTCGTTTTTTGGTGGTACGACTGAGACGCCGTGACTGGCTAGCCATGCGAGGGTGTCGTTCATGCGTCCAAGCATCGCGCCTTTGATCAGGTCGTCTCGGGCTTCGCCGTCAGATCTGTGAACGGTAACTGCGTAGGTCCGTCCGAGAGGACCATCGATCACGCCACGGGCTTCAACGTCAGCGTTGCACCAACGATCAATTCCTGCGACTTTCGCTCCTGCAACTTCGGTTAGCGTTTCGGTGTACAGCCACATGCCGTCGCCGATCAGCCAACCTGAGTCTGCTGTTGGAATGTCTGGTTTGGCGTGTTCTTTGTCCCAGACGCCGACTTTCTTTTCGATCTCGTCGTCGCGTAGGGGTGCGTTGAGGCTGTTGTTAATGGTGTGTAGCAACTGCACGTAGGCGTCGCGGTAGGGGACGATTTTTGCGAGGTGTCCTGCCACTCGGGTTATCCAGACGTCACGTCCGCCTTCGGCTGGTGGGTCGGATAACAGGCTGGACAGCAGGCTTTTCGGTCCGCCGTCTTCAACGCCGTCTCGATCTGCACCTTCTTGCTGCATTTTGGTCAGTGGAGCGGTCTTTAGGTGGTTTAGGTCTCGTATGAACTCGTAGACGTGTCCCGACTCGTGGACGCTGGGCGGGGCTATGACGCCACCACCGTCGCCTCGAATGTCAAAGGAGATACCGTTCTCGCGCTGGGAGATACTGCTGGACCAAGAGCGCATTGTTTCGCCATCTGGTAGTTTAAGCCAGTAGTGGTAGCCCTTGCTGGTTTTGACACATGTGGTCATGTCGAGCAGTTCTGCTCCGACGCGTTCGCGCCAGTACACGTCTCCACCGCGTGAGTCACAGTCAATTACTACGATTCCGCTGGGGACGCCTGTGGCTATCCAGATGTTACGGTCTTTGTCGAACCAACTGGCGATCTGCGCACGGCTTGGTCGATTGTCGGCTACGTCACGCCACGGTACAGTTGGCGATTTGCCTTTGGCTGGTAGTGGCAGGAGTCCTGCGTCGTAGAGTTTTAGGGCGGTGTCTTGATTAGGCATGTGTGGTCTCTCTAGAGAACAGAAGGTCGGCATTCGCCAAGATGAACGCCGACCCTCTGAGTATGTGGGTTTTTAGAACTCGAAGTCGTCGGTCTTGCCCTTTGAAGTCGGTGCTTCTGCGCCGTCCTTCGGTGGTAGGACTTGATCGATCTGGTTGGTGGTTTCGCCTGCGCGAGCACCCGCCTGAATCACGCGCTGCACAACTACTGCTGATACGCGCTTACCGAGCAATTCGTCGGTGTCGGTATCTGGCGTTGTGCCGAATGCGGTGAAGACTTCCTTCAACTTCCACAGTGCTGCTTCGCTTAGGCTGGTGTTCATCCAGAAGCGACGACCGCTGTTCTCTTCTCCCTCAGGGATTTCGAACTCCCAAACCCAGTATGGGGCTTTCTGTCCTTCGCGAATGTCAACTCCGCGTAGTCGAACTGGGTACACGCCTTCGGGTAGTGGCTCAAAGCCTGAGCCGCCACTTGCATCTTCAACGGCTGACGCCATTGTCTTGTTTAACTTCATCTTGGTTTCTCGTTTCTGCAGTTATTCGCTGCTGTTTGGTGTGGTCCGTGCTGCTTCGCGTGCTGCGAGTTGGCGCGGGTCTTTGTCGTTCGTGAGTTCGCCATTTACATATGCGACCACTCGATCGAGCGTTGGGTCTACCAGCGTTTGCGGTAGGATACCAAATCGGTCTTTGCCAGTGTACTTTCCTACTGGCTTGCACGTACCGACGTGGAACTCTTTGCCACCGATCTCGCGTACTTCGGTGTGAATGATGACATCAACGTATCCCATGAGATCTGTCTGGAATGCTGGTGTCAGGGCTGGACTGTACGTGACGCTGCCGTCGTCGTCCACTTCGCGCTTGGGTAGCGCACCGAAAGCCACGTGACATGGTAGGTCACGGAAGCGTCGGGTGAGTCGTCGCATTTGTTCTGTTACGACTCCCCAGTCGGCGCGATCAATCATGAACGGGTCGCGGTCCATACCGCGTCCTGCTGCTTTGCTGACTGCTTTGCCGATGATGTTTTCCAGTAAGATCTTTTGGATTTCGGTTACTGAGTCAAGGACAACCGCCGAAATTGCGGCGGGGTCGTCTTCTAGCATGCCTTTAACTTCGAAGTACAGTGTTTCTAGTGCTTCGAATGTGATCTGCTGGTGTGGTTGAATCTGGTCGGTTGGGATTCCGAGCCGTGCCAGTGGTCCTCGCTTTAGTCCACTCTCTGCGTCTATGTAGAGAACTGGTCCGAGGTTTGCTGCACTTGACATCGCTGTTGTCTTGCCCGAACCTGCGTCGCCGTAGTAAAGGATCTTCACTACTTCACGCTGGTCGGCGAGCGTTGCGCGTGTTGATGTTGCCTTCGCCATTGTCTTGCCTTCCTGTTGTTTGTTAATCGCTGCGCAGTTCCGCTGCGCTCGGTGTTTAGGGGTAAAACTCTACCACAAGCGTGACTCGTGGGCTAGTCTTGATTTAATGTCGCGTGAAGTTCTGCACGAAGCCTGTCTCGGCTAGGTAGCCACGTGTGCCACCTCGTCCGTCTTTCGCTCCGAACAAGCACGCTTCGGTGTACGGGCAACGCCACCTACACGTGTCGGTGTTGAAATGGCGAGGTCGGTCCACGCCGATCTTGTTTGACTTGCGGATTCCAGCGTACGCTTCGTACGCGTCTTGGTAGGCGTCTTGTGCTACGCGTGTCAGTTCCGCATCGGACTTGGCGATCAGCGTGCGACTGAATCGCTCACTCATCTCCATCTCGCCCTTGTTGCGCTGTGTGCGTAGCGTGTTGTAGATCATGCCGTGCACGGGGTAGCCGAGTTTGCGCAACGCCCACGCGTAGATGCTGAACTGGACGTCTAGATCGAGTTCTTTGTCGGTCGGTAGGCGTGCCGCAGTTTTGTGATCAACTACCCACAACTTGCCCTTCCACTCGACCAGTAAATCGATCTTGCCTTTGATCTTGATGTTGCTGTTCTTGCCGTCTGGCTTGGGCAGCGGTAGCACGAAATCGTGTTCAACTTCGATGACTTTCCAGTCGTCGTCGAATCCGTAGTTCTGAACGTAGCCTTCGACAATCCACTTGACCAGTTCGCCCATCTCGTCGATGAACTCGCCATTGTGGTCGTAGACTGTGCCTTCGCAGGAGCGTATGACTTCGTCAATATCGCCACGCCACCCCGCACGGAGCGAGCCGTACCAAGTCTCCAGAATGGTGTGGACGCGCTTACCGCGATCTAGGGCTGGGCTGTCGGTTGGTGCGACCCAGCGTTCGCCGTACGCTAGTTGGTGCTTGAATGAACACTGTCGGTACGTGTCCAGTTCGCTGAATGAAATGATTGGCATTACGATACCACTCTCCCTTGTAGTGCGTGCTGAAATTTCAGCAGCAATTTTTCGCTAATTGCGCCGATTGCTATTTTAGCATCGACCTCTGACATCTCGCCTTGCATGACCGCGAGCCGTAGCCGCGCAATCCATCTGGCGTCGTGTCCAGCCTTGAATGTGCCGCCCGCTGTCAATTCGGTGCAACCGCAGTGGCAGACCTTGGTGTGAACGGGCTTCTTGGTTCGTGGCTCTGTGTGGTGTCCTAGCGTTTCGCGCCAGTGCGCCCTCACGTCTCCTTGGGCTGCCGATGGTGTGGGTTTAACCCGACCTTCGTAGCCGCAGGTAGCGCAGTTGGCGTGGAATCCGTTTCGAATGTCCACCACTTTGCAGTCGTGATCTCGGTCGATTCCGTTGTACAGGTCGCACAGAATACAGAGATTGAGTCCCTCATTCTGTGCGACGCTGCCACATAGATTCGTGCCGTCGGCTGCTTTGATATGCTGGCTCATTTGCCTGCTCCGATCATCAGTGCTTGCTTCTTGGCTTCTTGCTTGTCACTGCGCCATTCGCCCTCGCTGTAATAGATGGCGGTGGTCCAGTTGTCGAAGTCGCTGCGAACGTCGAGTAGTAGCCAGACGGACGCTGGTATTGCTAGCGCGTAGATCGTCCGTTGTCCATCGGCTGACGGGTAGGTTGCTACAACTTCTCCGACGCCTTTCAATTTGATTCGGGTGATCGCCTGTTGTCCAGCGTGGTCATTCGAATCAACTTTGTATGCGTTGTCGTACATTGTTATTTCACCCCCTTTGCTAAATGCCACTGACCTTTGCTTGTTACAGCAAAGTCCCAGTTATTTTCGGGTTCGCATCTCTGCAGATGCTCGAGTGCCAACTTCATAGGAGGGGCTTTGATTTTCGCTGGCGTGTTGCTGATGCCGCCACCACACTTGCAAGTGATCGGTGCGTACATTATGCACCAGCCTTAACGTAAACGTGAGTGCTATTTGCAAAGCGAAATGGTGCAACACCTAAAGTAAGTCGCGTGCTGCGTGATCCAGTTCTGCTTACTTTTTGTGTGTTAGTAACTGTGTGCCATTCGCCAATGAAAAAGATCTCGTCGCCAACAACTACTTCATCTACGCGCTTAAGGTCTTTGTCAAAATGCGTAATGTCTAGCATTTGCATTCCGCTGTGCTTGCTGTACTTGCTCATCTGAATTGCTCTCTCTCTGGCGGTGTGTCCGCCCCCATATTCCAAGTAAAACACATGACTTGCCCCATTGTCAAGCCAAATCCCCATCGGACGCCAGCGCGTCGCGAATCCAGTCCATGCCCGCCGTCGCGCCCGACAGCGAGAATATCTCTTCGAGGTCAAGGACGGTATCTGGGAAGGCTTTGGGCAGGGTTCGGGCTATTTCGCGCCGTAGATCGGTCCTCCAAGCCTCCCGTGTGGCTTCTTGGACGTAATCGTGGGCGGCAGCCCGTGGAATGCCCGCGCGCATCAGGGCAGCAAGAACTCGGTGGCTGCTCAAGTTCAGATCGCTAACAACCTTATCCAGCATCTTATAGGCGTTGAGTCGCAGCCCGTTGATCAAGTGGTTAGTCTCGATCAGAGCAAAGTGCGCCACGTGGCACAGATCTGCTAACGCCACACGCTCCACGCTTGAGTGCGCGATATCGCGTTCGTGCCACTGGACGATGCTAGGTTCAACTGCAGCGGAATACGCACGCGCTAACCGAGCCAAACCGCATATGCGTTCAGCAGTGATCGGATTTCGCTTGTGCGGCATTGAACTTGAGCCTTTTTGCGAACTGCCGAATGATTCGTGTGCTTCGGCTACGTCGCCGTGCGCCATCAGTCTGATCTCAGTGGCGATGGCTTCGCAGATTCCAACTGTCTCGGCAACTACGTGCGTCCAGTGAATTAGACGGTCGCGCATCAAGATCTGGCTAGCCACGTCCGCTGGTGTCAACAGCAACTCGTATGCGGCTCGCATTTCGACTTCACGTGAGATGTCGGCGTACGTGCCTGTCGGTCCGCTCAACTTGGCTATTCCGACGTCCTGTGTGGCGCGCGCTAGTCGCATGAGTTGGCGGTCCAGTGCGGTGGTGAAGTCCGCCATGCGATGACCCCAAGTGTCGATAGTGCCGTGCTGTCCGTGGGTGCGTCCGATTCGGTGCGTGTCCCACTGATTGAGCGCATGCTTGTGGCAGGTGGTGGACAGTTCGACCAGTGCTAGCAACAGCACGCCCGAGGCTTCCACCAACGCGATTGACTGCGCGGTTTCGACCAGATCACTGCTGGTCATGCCCAGATGCGCGAACTCTGCGCCCCAGACATCGAGGAACGCCACCACGTCGTGCCGTGTGATCAGTTCCCGCTCGGCTACCTGCTCGGGAGTTGGCGCAGGCAGCCCGATCGCCTGCTTCCAAGCCGAGTCTGGTAGCACGCCTGTCTCGACCTGTGCGCTGATCACGGCTAACTCGACCTTCACCCACGTGTCCAGACGTCGCTGGTCCGACCAGATCTCTGCCATCGCTGGGGTTTCGTATCGACTAATCATCGTCTTGGTCCTCTCGTTCGTTGAAATCCTCGTACAGCGCGATCTGGCATTGACGGTTGTGAATCATTCGAACCTTCAAGACCTTGCGGCAACTGCAGCAGTGGAACACCATCTTAGTACAGATGCCCACTTCGCAGTGCTCCTCGGTTATCTCGTTGTCTGGAGCGTGCCAGTCCACGTGACAATCTGTGCATTTCATGGCTAGATCGCTCCGTTTTCGTCTAGTGCTGCGATCTCTTGGCGAGTGTACCAGAATGGTGAACTCCAGCCTTCAACTCGGACCATGATCTTCTCGATCTCTGGTGCTAGACCAAAGATCTCCAGTGCCTTGCGGATCGATTCAGCCTTGGCTGCTTCTCCAGCCACGCGCTGGGCTTCGATCTGGATTTCCAGATCAGCGAAGTAGCCGAGCGGGGCTACGCTGACCCAGATGTCCATGCCGCGCTTGGTGGTCTTGAAGTGTCCGTCGTTGCCGCTCCACTTGAGGTCTTCGATGTCGAGGTCGATTAGACCTGCCTGCACAGCCTTGGCTAGGATAATGCGCTTGGTGTCGATATCCTTGCGATTGTAGGCGTACCATTCGGCGTACTTAACCTTGTACTTGGCTAGCAGTTCTGGATTGGCTTCGTCCTCGCTGAATAGCCATGGGCGTTGAACTTCGCTACCAAGTAGGTCGGAGTCTGTGTTGCCGCTGTAGACCACGCCTACCCAGCCTTTGCGGTTGTTGCGGTCGCGGGTCTCGCGCCAGCCTACGTCGACCATGTCGTCCATGTGAATCTGTACGTCGAAGATCTGGTTCTGTAGTTCGATTTCTGCCTGTACTGTCTTGCGTGCCATGTTAATCACTCTCTCTATTAGTGTGGGCTGTTTGCCCTTGTAGGTCTATCTTAATGTATAGATTGTCTTGCTGTCAAATTGGGGTGGGGAAGAAGGGGGCTGGCGTGTTGTAGCCCAGCCCCCTCGGTCTCTATGGGGTTTCGGTCTCGACGATTCGGACCACGTTGCCTGTGACTGCGTAGATCGCTGACCACTTGTCCAGTTGCTTCTGGGCTAGATCTAGGCGACCACACCATGTGACGATTCCCCAGCCGCCGTCCTTGATGTCGGCTGGTGTCTGTGCGCGGTTATTGGCTAAGTTAGCCTTTGCTGACTCCACGTCGTTGATTAGTCCTGCTTCGATCTCGGCGCAGTTCTTTTCGTACGAGATCACTGTTTGCACTGGGTAGCCGCGTGTGCTTTCGCCCTTGCTATTGCAGTGCTGTGCGTAGTTCGAGCCTGCAATACGTAGTTCGAAGTAGTGGTAGGCTGCTTCGCCTTTGTAGTCTAGGTCCATGTCGCCAGATTCGTGTGAAGAGCGGAATCCGCGACTCTTGATTGTGACCTTTTTGCCGCTAGCGATGAATGCTGCTAGTGTGGCTTCTGCCTTGGCTAGTCGTGCTTCTGCGCGAGCGATGTCGTCTGCAATTACCATTTCAACGTTGGCTGGTCCAACTTCGATTGCGTAAGGGTAGGTGCGGTTTGCGCTGTTGCGCTTGGTTGCTGTGCCGTTTTCGTGGCGGACGATGTGCTTGTTCATTCGGTACTCCCTCTATTGGGGGTCGGTTTAACCCCATACATCAAGTAAATCATATCCCTTGACCCCGTGTCAAGTCAATATGGGTGAGGAGGGCTTCTCGGCGTGTCGGAAGCCCCCCTCGAATGCCGCCCCGTCCCTAG